CTTCGGCTTTCAACTTTACGTCGTTTTCGCAAAAGCGATGTTTGTTGTAAACAAGAGTGCTTACAATTCGGACGTTACGTCCTTACTTCGTAGAAGAGTCTCGTAACTCTACTGACCTCCAACAGTTTAAATGGAGGACTACAACGCTTGGGTAAACAAGCGTTACATATTATCCACGAAGGGCTTCCCTTCGTGCACTTCCCTTAGGTTTCCTAAGGGTAGGGAGACTGGAAAGTCTCTCAATTATTGCTCTTGTGGGCATTATGAACGTCATCGTGACGTATTACATTTCCTCGAGGAATGTATGACTCCTTGGATGAAGGAGTCCTTCTTAGGAAGGGAACCTGAGTTCCCAAAAATCGAGGTGTGTTTTAACACCTTCAATCTCTGGGTAGATAATATACCCAGCTCAATCTCTGGTGCAGAGAAAAATTGCAAGTTCGAAGAACTTGAAACAATAGGACAAGTTCAAAATGTCCTTTCAGCTTGTACATATTGGTACAAGAGACTCCGTTCTGCAAAGAATGGAATGTCACGGAATGCCCGTGCTTTACTGCGACTTGTCGCAGGTCAGACCGGTATGAACGACCGGAAATTGAAGGATTCTTTCCTTCTTACATTGAAGCCTACACCAGCAGGCTATAATCGTTTGCGAAATATACTCGCAACTACGGATGGGTTACTCATCCAGCTTATGCTCAGTTTTCCTGAGCATCCTAAAATGTGGAAATGGTCCACATATGATCAGATCACACACTGTGTGATCTCCAATCTGATTCCAGATTATTGCTGCCCCGAGGCAGAAAAGACAGCTTACACCGAGCTGAAATCGATTCGACAACGAATCAAGGAAGAGGGCTTTAGGCCTTCAGGAGATCTGAAGAATATTTCAGATATAAGAAGGTTTTCCTTCTTTATACCACTGTTAAACAGTGTCGGGGACGTTAAGTCTCCGTGGAATATGGCCAAAGTGGCCATGCTCTCACAAACGAGGGCGGCGGGTGTGCCACCACCCGCAGTGAAACGCTTAGCCATCGCTAAGTGGATGGCGACGGTGACAACACCGTCGAATAGTGAACTCGCTGAGTCACTAAAGCCTGCTTTACAGCAAGCTGTCGACGACTTCTATGATGAAGCTGTCAAAGGTGTTCCCGAGGAACAACTAGAAATCTTCTTTAGAAGATGTATGAAATCATCGAAGATTTCACTTTCAGACTCAGCTGAGCTGAATGTTACCGTCGCAGATGGCGGTAAACTGGAAGCGGCGCGCAGAGCGCTGCAAGTTGCCATGAATGATGGCGTCAAGGAAATAGACCTTGAAACCGGTGAATACACCGGAAAGAATATCATCTACTCAGATGGTATAGGTGAAATGTTATTTCACCAAACCCTCAACAAATGGAAAGAGGGTCCCTACAAGGACGGCAAAATGGACGTCCGGGTTACCGCAGTTCCGGAACTGGGTAAATACCGCGTAATCACGGTATCATCGTTGGATCATGCGATCCTACTACATCCATTGTCACATATGACATTGGAGTTCTTTGGCGCATACGCGCCAACAGCAGCTGGAGTAAAATCCAGTAACCAGGCCTGGGAGTTCTTCCGCAGGCTGAGTGGTTCGAACCCCAAGGCGGGGTTCATATTTGATGACAAACAAGAAAAGTATGTCATGTCGACCGACTGGTCGGAGGCCACAGATCATGTGGACCATTATATCGCGAGAGTGATATTAGGAAGATTTTTCTTCCGATTTGGCTTACCTAAATGGTATGCGAAAATGTGCATGTTTGCACTTACCGGACCACGGATGGTCCGTGACCCATTGGATGACAATGGGAAACCATGGCTCACAAAAAGAGCCGTGTTGATGGGTGATCCAGGTACGAAGACCCTGCTCACCATGTACCACCCTGTGGCACATCAGTTAGCTCGTAGAGCTATTCAATCTCTGCAACGAGCAGAGAAGGATGAATAATCCATCAGAGGATATCTGTGTTTATAGGCCGATTGGGATGACGTTCGGGAGGAGAGAATCCCCACTACTAATCAGCCAAACCACGACTCCCAAACCTGCAATAAGACTCAATGTCAGAGCAGCAGGAGGCGTAAAGCCAAAGTCCCAGCGGACTTTTTTAGTCAGGAAGATTTTTCTTCCGATTTGGCTTACCTAAATGGTATGCGAAAATGTGCATGTTTGCACTTACCTGACCACGGATGGTCCGTGACCCATTGGATGACAATGGGAAACCATGGCTCACAAAAAGAGCCGTGTTGATGGGTGATCCAGGTA